AAAGTAGCAAAGATTAGAAAAACAGGCACCGCAACTCTCACAGCAGATATTGAAGTTGCTGATACACACTCATATCAGTTAGACAATGGTTGGGTAGTTCATAATACAGTTTCACAGTTGGTTGACTCTGCTTCTGGAATTCACCCACGTTATTCGCAATACTATATTCGTCGTGTACGTGCTGATAAGAAAGATCCTCTAGCAGACTTTATGATCAGCAAGGGTTACACTGCTGAGGAAGATTTCTACGGTAAGAGCAATTGGGTGTTCAGCTTCCCAATGAAGGCACCAGAGGGTGCATTATTGACTAAGGATGTATCCGCGATTAAGCAGTTAGAGCTCTGGCAGATCTATCAAGACCACTGGTGTGAGCATAAGCCATCGGTCACTATCTTCGTTGGTGAAGATGAGTGGTTAGATGTTGGCGCATGGGTTTACAAGAACATGGGAACACTCTCAGGCGTCTCATTCTTGCCACGTGATACTGGCTCATATCGTCAGGCTCCTTATGAGGAAATTGATGAGGCTAAGTATAATGAGTTACTCGCTTCTCAGAATGTTGACATTAACTGGGTAGAGTTTATGGAAGAAACTGACACAACAACAAGCACAAAAGAACTTGCCTGTAGTGCTGGAGTCTGTGAAATTTAATATTTTGGAGGTTTAATCTGTGAAATTTAGTATTATTACGCCAACTCATATCAAAAATTCTTTCTTGATGGAGTTGTATGAGAGTCTGCTTGAACAAACTCATACGGATTGGGAGTGGGTCATCTACCTAAATGGTGGCGCCACTCCTAATCAAGTTGATAAAAAAATTCAAGATGATAAACGTGTCAAAATGTTCGTCAGTCCACAAGAAACCAACGGTGTTGGTGGAAATAAACATGATGCATTTAATTTAGGAACTGGTGATGTTCTCGTTGAAGTCGACCATGATGACATGCTCACGCCTGACTGTCTAGAAGAATTAAACAAAGCATATCAAGATGACAGCGTAGGATTTGTATTCAGTGATGCTGGATACTATCATGTTAAAGATGAATTCAAACCATTCGGTTCAGCTTGGGGCTGGACTTACAAGATGTTTAACTGGAAAGGTAAGAATCTATATTCAATGGATTCTTTTGAGGCAAACAGTAGAAGTCTTTCTTTTATTTGGTATTCTCCAGACCATGTTAGATCATGGAGGACTTCTGTCTATAAATCTCTTGGTGGACACGATAAGACTTTACAAGTTTGTGATGATCAAGATCTTATGACTAGAACCTATATTGCTGGTCATAAGATGCATCAGATCAATAAAGTTCTATACATCTATAGAATTACTGGTGAGAATACATGGCTCGATAGAAACGCAGCAATTCAAACTAAAACTGTTGAGTTATTCCACAAATATGGTTGGGATTTAGCAGTAAGAGATGCTAATGATAAAGGATTACTCGTCGTGGATATTGGTGGTGGATTATTTCCAAAGCCAGGATGTATGACAATTGATCAACAAGACGCAGACATTAACTGTGATCTTAATGATGGAATTCCTCTACCAGACAACAGTGTTGGTGTTCTTAATGCATCGCATGTCATTGAACATCTCCATGATAAGACAAAAATAATGTCAGAAATCCATCGCGTATTAGCTGATGGTGGTTGGGCATTCATTGAAGTTCCAAGTACAGATGGTCGAGGTGCTTGGCAAGATCCTACTCATGTTAGTTTCTGGAATGAAAATAGTTTTTGGTACTATACTCGCCGAGATAAAGCGCAGTTTATTAGAAACACGACTATAAGATTTCAGGAATTTAGATTACAAACTCTTTGGGGAGATAGTCACATAGCAACAACAATTGCTTGGTTAACTGCAATCAAATCAGATAAAAAGCGACCACATCTAACTGCGATTTAATATTATGATGTACTATTATCAAAACTTTTCTCATGGCAAAATTTGGGAAATGATTTCTAAAATGCTAATGGAGAATTATGAGACTCCTGAACATGACAATTCTGCAATCCTCTTAGGATTACACAACAAATTCTCAATTAAAGAAATTATTGCAGGAACCCCAGAGTTAAAAACAAAAGACAAGATAATAGTATATCAAACTGAACCATTAGTTGAAAGTCATTGGTTCTCTGCTCAAAAAATTATAAACAATATTAGAGAAGCAGATGAGGTTTGGGAATATGATCTTCAGAACATTGAAGTTCTGAAACAAAATGGTATTGATGCAAAATACTGTCCTCCGAAATATACTCAAACACTTAAAAATATTAATAATAATCCTGAGCCAGAAATTGATTTATTATTTTATGGCTCATACACCAAAAACAGAACGAAAATGATAGATGATCTTCTAAATCACTACTCATATCCTTCAGACAAGGAAACTTGGAACACATACGCTAACATAAACTTCGTTTGGCTTTTTGGAATACACCACCCACAATTAGATAACTATATTGCAAACAGTAAGATTATCTTAAATATGAATCCATATGATGGTGAGACAAGACAACAGCAAGTTAGAATATTTCACGCACTCATAAATGAAAAATGCGTTATTAGTGAAAAGTCGCCAATCAATTATTTTGGAGATTGTATTACTGAATTTACTGGGTTTCAAGATCTTGGAGATAAGGTGATTGATCTTCTCCACTATAGGACTTGGAAGAATTATCCTTTCAAATCTAAAGACTACCAGTCTTATATTAATGGAAAAACTATATGAAAATAGGAATATTTTATCACATACATCAAGTAAATCACTGGAAACAATTATTTGAAGATCAGATAATTAATTTACAACAAATTGGTTTATGGGACGAAGCTGACTGGATTCATTTTGGTATAAATGGTGATGAGCCTCTACCATATGACCTAATTAAAGTAAACAAAACTAATCGTAATACCAATAGAGATTTAGAAGCTGATACGTTATTCAGTCTTTGGCAATTCTGTAACAAATTCCCAGAAGCGAAAGTATTATATCTGCATATGAAGGGAGTTACTTGGGATAAAAATGTAAATGATCCTGTAAGATCAAATCTTGCAAATAATATTGAATTGTGGAGAAAATATCTAGAACACTTTACAGTACGCAATTGGATAGATTGTGTCTCTAAGCTGCAAATGTATGATTGCGTTGGAACTGAGTGGGAAGATATAGCAGAAATTAATAATGTTATTGAAAAAATCCCACACTATGCTGGAAATATTTGGTGGGCTAATGCATCATATATTCAAACTTTGGATCCAAAATTCCTTTATGTAAAAAATGATTGGCCAAGGCATCAAGGAGAGTTTTGGATTGGAACGGGAAATCCAAACTATTATAACTATCATAGTACAGGCAAGAATAAGTATTTTAATCCTATTTCGCCAGCAGAATATCAAAGGTTTGTATGAGTAAAAAGATTGTAATGATTTCGATGTTTAAGAATGAGGCGAAAAATATTCGTCACATGTTAAATTCAATTACGCCTTATATTGACTACTGGATTCTTCAGGATAATGGTTCAACTGATGGAACTCCTGATATTGTTAATCAATGGCATGAAGAAACTAAAATCCCAGGATTTATCTACAATGTAGAAGAAGGTTGGGTAGGTTTTGGTTGGAATCGCGATCACTTATTACAGAAATGTAAGGCAACAGATCATGGTTGCGATTGGATTATGAAAATGGACTGTGATGAGAATCTAGAAATAGATTCTGATTTTGACTGGTCGCCATTCGACAATACTAATATACAAAGTTTCCATGTTCCTTCCAAACTTGGTGCTATGATTTATATGAGAGCTTGGATTTGGAATGCCAAGTTAAATTGGAGATTCAATCATGATCCAGCTCATGAAACAATTTATCTTGACGATGGGGTTACTGGTGAGAATTTTGATAGGGTGAATCTTTCTAATAAATTTAAAATGATTGGTGGACAAAGGCAAGGAGAGAGCTATACTGTCGCTACCAAATATGTAACAGACGCATTGAATTTAGAAGAAAAATTAATTCGAGAAAACAGCATGCTGACTGACATGTATCATTTCTGGTACATTGGTAAATCATATGAAGATTGTTATCGTGGGAGCTTCTTTCCATTAAAAGGAGTACATCAGAATGAATATGCCCGTCGCTGCATATTTTACTTTCAAGAGTATATTAAAGTCAAAAATGGTACCGAAGATGAGGTGAAGTTCATTGATGAGATGATCTATTATTCAATGTGTGGTATTGGTAATGCTTATCGTTTTCTTAAAGAATATGATAAGGCAATTGAATACTATAAGAAAGCTGAGAAATTCTGTCCACCAAGAAATGATCATTTTGTATTTCTTGCTGAGGCATACTTTGAATTAAATGACTTTCACACAATGCACCAGTATACTTCTATTCTTATGGATACGAAACGAGAAATGCCATTTCCGAATTATATCTTTCTGATAAATGCTGACTTTTATCATGATGGGAACTATGCTAAGCATTTACATAAATTGGCTATAGAAAATTATTCTGTACTAACACACGAATTTCTTTTTTCTGTAAATGTAGAGAGTCCAAAAAAGAGACTCTTTATTGTTGACAATTTTTACACCATACCTGATCAGGTTCGTAAATTTGCACTGGAACAAGAGTTTGAGGGTTCTTCTGACTGGTATAAAGGTTCAAGAACATTTAAACAGTTCCTCTATCCTCAAGTTAAGAGCGCATTTGAAAAAATAATGGGGCGCAAGATTAAAGAGTGGGAATCTCATGGAATGAATGGCAAATTCCAGTTCTGCACTCCAAAGGATCTACTCGTTTATCATAATGATAGCCAGACTTGGGCAGCAATGATTTACCTAACTCCCAATGCACCATTCTCAACAGGCACTTCTTTCTATGCACATAAGGAAACTAAGATACGGCATATAGATGAGCCAGGTGGTGTTGAGTCATCTAATTGCTTCTCTGGTGGATACTTCGATTCTACCAAGTTTGAATTGGTAGATACTGTCGGTAATATATACAACAGATTAGTCATATTTGATGCGCGAATGTTCCATGCAGCAGCAGGATATTTCGGTCAAACGAAAGAAGATTCCAGATTATTTCAGATATTCTTTTTTGACTAAGTATATTTAACTAAGTTAATTAGGAGTATTTGATGAGCGATACATATGTAGAAATTTCTTGTCCGAATTGTGAATCTCAATATGCTGTCGAATTCCTTATAGGAAATGTAGACGGTGAAGCAGATTATTGTCCTTTCTGTGGGGATGAAATTCCAGAACAAGAAACGGACTCAGATGACGATGAAGACGAAGTAGAAGAAACGTCATGGTGATAGGAATTGACTATTCTCTGACTTCACCTGCCATGTGCGTCATGACGGAGCCGAAGATAGAAAAGTCAGTTTTTTATTATCTAACGACCAATAAGAAATTAGTTGGCACGTTTGATAATGCTATTGGTTATTTACATAAAGAATACTATAGTGAACAAGAACGGTATGATAATATCGCTGAGTTCTTTATTAATAAAATCCCAACAAAAGAAGTACCGAACATTTATATCGAGGATTATTCCTTCGGGTCAGTCGGTAAAGTATTTCATATCGCAGAAAATGCTGGATTATTGAAATACAAATTTTGGGAAGTTGGGTATAAATTTACAACAGTTCCCCCAACCGTAATAAAGAAATTTGCTACGGGAAAGGGAAATGCCGATAAAGCGAAGATGTATGAGCAATTTTATAATGAGACAGGAAAAGATTTTGCTATGCTTTTTAATAAGAATATGACTCTTGGGAGTCCAGTGACTGATATTGTCGACGCATATTATATTGCCAAGTATGGGTACGAACAAGTATATCAGAAGGGAGTAGTATAATGGACGATCAAGCAACAAGTTTTAGAAGATTGAAGTTAGAAGAAAGCGAGGTTGATGGTATTGCATTTCATGTTGATGAAAAGAATAGTAATGATGATCAAGTCGCTTGGAACTTTACAATTATGAAATTGAATGAAGAAGAAAATAGAGATTTTTCTCATCATGAATTAGGATTCAAGTATCAGATCTTACTATATAAAGATGAAGAAGCCGAAGTTTTCGAAGCCATCATTGGTGACCTTAAACACTATGTGAGTAACATGGTTGGTGCCAAACAAGAAGGTTTGGTTATAAAAAAATGTAAAAAGTCTGAAGAGATTCTAAACAAAATCTTCCGAGGACGATTAATTGAAGCATTAGCTGCAAGACTTTTGCAGGTGAAACAATCAGAGGTTGTATGAAAAATTATTTGGTGGCTGGTGGGGCTGGCTTTCTAGGATCTCATTTATCAAAACGATTACTGGATGATGGGAATAATGTTACGGTTATTGACAACTTATGCACAGGCAGCATTGAAAACATCAGATCTTATCTTAACAGAGATAATTTCTTTTATATCAATCATAACATTAATGATATTAATGATTCCAATATACTTGATAGTTATGAGTTTGATGGGATTTTTAATCTTGCTTGCCCAGCTAGTCCAATACATTACCAAAATATTCCAATCGAAACAACACTGACTTGTGTCATAGGTACTAACAATTTATTGAAATTGGCGGTGAAACATGGGTGTAAAATTCTCCAGTCATCTACTTCCGAAGTATATGGTGATCCGCAGATTAGTCCACAGCATGAGCACTATGTTGGGCATGTTAACAGCTATGGTCCTCGCGCTTGTTACGATGAAGGTAAACGTGCAGCTGAAGCGTTATTTTACGATTACCGACGCATCCATAATGTTGATACTAGAATTGTTAGGATTTTTAATACTTATGGTCCTAACATGTGCGTTGCTGATGGTCGTGTAGTAAGCAACTTTATCGTACAAGCTCTGCGTAACGAAGACATTACAATCTATGGTGATGGTTCACAATCTAGATCATTCTGTTATGTTAGCGATCTTATTGATGCAATGCTAACAGTTTATAATTCAGATGTACAAACTCCAGTAAACATTGGCAATCCTGGAGAGTTCACTATGCTAGAGCTCGCAAAGAAAGTAATACAAATTACAAATTCTAAATCCAAAATAATATTCATGCCACTTCCAGAAGATGATCCGAAGCAACGTCGTCCTGACATCGGATTAGTTAATTCTTTAGGTTGGTCGCCTAAGATTCCATTGGACAATGGACTATATGTAACTGTAGACTATTTTAAAGAAAAACTAAACCATTGATTTGTTGTAACTTTAAACATTTGCTTTTACATTCCAAATAAAGTAAAATATATGCTCTACTTGAATTTGGAGACTAAAATGGATTACAATTATATTCGTGGTATGCTGAAGTCTAATCTTTGTAATGTAACTTTTACAAAAGTTGATGGTACTGAACGTCACATGCGCTGTACTCTTGCTGATCGTTTTCTTCCTGAACAGTATCGTGGGAAGGGTGATCTTCTTACAGAAGCAGGTAACAACATTCGCGTATTTGATATGGATATTAATGAGTGGCGTTCTTTTAGAGTTGACTCTGTTACCAATATCGGTTATGATCAATCTGTACATACTAATGCGACACTTCTAAATGGGTAAAATTAAATACACTGCTGAAACTGAACCATCCTACGAAGGTGAGGAGCCTGCATCTCAACTTGAGATTGGTCAGGCTCTTAATTGGTATCAAGCCAATAAGACTGAAAAGGATGCAGCGAAGTATTTGAATTGCGAAGCTAAAATCGCTAAGAACCATACGACATATGCTTGGGCTACTCGTATGCGCGCTCGAGGGTTTATCTATAATGACGCAACAGAAGCTGTTATACAGTCTCTCAAACAGGGCTATGACCTCCGTATCGCGAACAATACATCAACCGTGGATGTTGATGAAGAGGGCAATGTTATAGTTGTTACTCCTGTAAATCTTCAAGAGCGTATTGCTAATAAGACCGACCAGCATATTGGAGAGCTGGAAGGTATGATTGATGAGTATGGTCATGGGTGTAAGGAATTTAAAGCATATGATTGGTTCGTCAAGAACGAAGTGAAACCCATACACGCTAATCGTATCATTCAATATTTCGAGCAGCGTGCAGAACAGTTTGTAAAAGAAGTCGAAGGCAAAGAAACTAAAGAGGGTTATGTTGGTCTTGGTAAAACTAAGATTAAGAGTATTCTTTCTGTAATGTCTACAATTATTAAAGATGCTGAGCGTCTTGGGCAGAATATTAACAAATCTCGCAAACCTCGTAAGAAAAAGTCCGTTTCTATGGAGAAACAGGTTGCGAAGTTACGTTTCCTTGAAAAAGACAATAATTTCAAGATTCAGTCCATTAATCCAGTATCTGTAATGGGAGCTGAGCAGGTTTGGATATTTAACGTGAAAAGTCGTAAACTTGGGGTGTATATCGCGTTAGATGCCGCTGGTTTGCTGGTAAAAGGCTCAGCGATTGTAAATTATTCAGAAAAGTCAGTTTCTAAGACTTTGAGGAAACCTGAAAAGATTTTGACTTCTGTTCTAGAAGGTGGTAAACTATCTCTACGAAAGGTTATGGATTCGATTAACTCTAAGGCTGTTCCTCTTAATGGTCGTATCAATAAAGATACCATTATTTTGAGGGCAGTTAAATAAATAGTGTGAGAATCCGCTATTTTAAGGGGTAAAAGATGATACAGATATCTAGTTTACATCTGAGCAAGTCAGATGCATCTGTAGTTAGAGATTTTAGCAAATTTGTTTTGAGCAAGTTTGTCAAACAGTGTGTGTTGAAAAGATCAATAATTAAAATTCAAATTTTACATGTTAATGATTTGGAAAATTATGCGGATATTGATGATTTAAAAAAGTTTAATGCTTGGGTTTGTTATGAGGGAACACAAAACGATAAAAAGATATTCAAAGTCGTTTTGAATGCCTGTCAGATAACTAAAAATGCCAAGAAGCCATTGACAAGATTGAAGAGGTTACTCATCGATCTTGCGCATGAACTAGTACATATCAAACAATATCTCAATAATGAGATGTTTGATTATGCTGCTGGTGGGGTAAGGTACAAAGGCTCATACTTTGACCACTCATATCAAATAAGTGAGGAAATGTATTATGATTCCCCTTGGGAGATTGAGGCATACGGTCGCGAATGGGGCTTGTATAAGATGTTTAAAACTAAAGTAAGTAGAGGATTAGAAAAGAATAATGATGGCTGATAATAATAGATCTTTCGATTTTGAAAGTGACTGGGGTGAGTATAAGAAAAACTCCAAGAAAAAAACTAAACATAGAGAAACTAAAGATTGGCGTTTCGATAAGCGTCAGATTGATGATCGTGATGATCAGGAATACGATAGAAAAACTAAAAATTGGTAGAATATGAATCATGATCCCTTTTGGCAAATTGTTAAAGTTCTTCCGACTGATTACACCGATTATGGTGGCTCAGTAAAGAGATGGGAAGAAGTCGAAGGGTTCTACCCAGATTGTAGTTCATGTAGACTGTTTAAACGTCTGCATAATGTTAGTGAACTTGGCTTCGATAGTGACTGGGGAGTTTGCTCTAATCCTAGTAGCCCAAGAGCAGGTCTTTTGACTTGGGAACACCAAGCTGGTGTTGGTTGTTTTAAATAGGATAAATAAATTTTTTATTATTGAGGATTATAACATGGCTGATATGAATTTGGTTATTAATGGTAACATTGAGGCATTGAAGACTGAACTTGGCAAAATTGATTTGGTTCCAATCTCAAAAGAACAAGATGTATATCAGTATCGCGAATACTTAGTTAGGAGTGCGGGGATTGAGCACTACCAGCTGTTGGCATACGTCTCCATGGCATATTCAGGTGAAACCATTTATGACATAGGTACTCACTATGGTAACTCTTCACTTGCCATGGCATATAACCCAGATGCTAAGATTGTTTCTTATGACATCGAAATGACTCTAAGAGTAAAGAATAAGCCAACCAATGTCGATTATCGCATTGGTGACTTTACAAAGAATCCAGATGTTCTCAAATCACCATTTATCTTTATTGATGTTGATCCACACGATGGTATTCAAGAGAAGGCATTCCATGAATACTTCTTGGCTAGTGGCTACAAGGGACTCGTTATGTGGGATGATATTAATCTAATTGATATGAATTCATGGTGGAACTCTGTCACTGAACCATCAGTCAGAAAGGTTGACTTGACGGCAGTCGGTCACCACTCTGGTACAGGTCTTATTATCTATTCGTAAATGTTTAGATAATATGTTTTGATAATTTGACCATGTAGCTCAGTTGGATAGAGCAATAGCCTTCTAAGCTATTTGTCGC